GTCAAATCATCCTTATTAAAATTAATCGAATTTAACCAGTCTTTGAGTTCAGTCATCTTCATAAACAAATTCATCTTGTGGTGGCATCCAGATACCTTCTCCAGACATTTCGTAACCAGCGTCAACCATTTCTTGATAGGACATTTCTGGTTCCGTTGCTACTAGTTCAAGATACTCTTGAGGAATATGTTGAGTATCTGCATACTCATGATAAGGATCAATATCCTTACCCAATGCAACAGCATCCCTTAAAAGGTTAGCATACTTTGCATCAGAACGTGCAAACTTTTGTTCATTTAATGTTGTGTAATGTAATACTACAGGATTAAATGTTTCTTGATGCTTATGTTCGAGATAACCCTGAGTCACATCCTGTATACCAAACAATCCATTTGATAATCCAAGACGACTGAATATAATCCATACTGCATACTCATCAACTATCCTTCTATTAGGAAGTGGCATCAAGTATTCATTATTCTTAAACTTCTCCATCAAATCAGATAAGTCATCTAAGGACTCCACTATCTTATGATGAACATTATTCAATAGAACTACACCAAGACAATACTTATACATCTCTACCTTACCACCCAAATCATACATGCAAACATCAACCAAATCTAACTGCTCTCTTATTCTTTTACCACCACTAACCTTGGGATCATTTCTAAATCCAAACTCCTCTCTACCATAAACATCATGAACACAATAGGTATCAAAAAGATACTTAGGATCATGATTAAAGATAGTATCAGAATCAACGTATAGTATATTAGCTTCTTGTTCAAAATACTTTAAGTTATACCATCTATGAATCGACCAAGCATTTAGCATATCATGATCAAAACCTTCTTGAAATGGTTCAACTCTTACTGAGTACTCAAGAGGGAAATAAAGGGGAATAATAGAAGTGTCGTCACAAAAAAGATAAACAGATATTTCATTGTTAAACTCCCTAATAGATTTAATACTGTGTTCAAGTCTGTGTAATTCATGAGTATTGATGTGCTCAATCTCACTCTTCTTAAATGAATAGAAGATGATATCTTCATGGTTATTTCTACCACGAAACTTGTTTAGTTTTTCACGTTGGTTCATCGAATAATCTCCAAATTAGCATCTGGTTTCCATACTTCTAATTCAGTTCTAACTCTACCCTCACGAGTTAATTTATCATACCTCTTGGAGGCTTTCTTCTTCCACCAATCAATTGCTTGTTGAGCAGTGTGTCTAAAATCTCCAAGATAATATCTCTTCTTCTCAGTAAGAGACATAGCATGTTTAATACAAGCATTAAACTGTTCCAACTTCTCCTTATCTTTAAGAGAGTTTTTAATAATAGATATCATCTTACTCTGTATCTTAATCTTCTTAGAAGACTTATCTGCAGAAATAAGACGTTCATTATTATTCCTAACATTAAACCATTTAAAGAATTCACGGAATTCATCATCATGGAATAGTGGAAGAAACTTACTCTCAGTGTCCCCTATATGCCTCAGGAAGGGTTTCAATCCATCATACATGGACATTCCCTTGGTCGTACCATATAAGGACGTAGTTTCAAAATACTTGAGATCAGTTCCATACTTATGATCGAACTGACTTTTTAATTCATAAGATGATGCCAGAAGAGCAAGCAACTTACCACCAAGATAATTGAATCCAAAAGGCTGAGTAGGAACAATGTTAAAACCCATAACAAAATAAGGATTAATTTCTTTAAGAGGAACTACCCTATTAAAGTAATTATTACGAGGTTTGCTATTAATGGTAGGAGAACCAAACCTAACAACCCCAACTATCTTTTTTGTATTAACTTCTTCTACTATCCACTTATGTGTACGTCCTGGTATTGCTTCTTCTACAGCATTAGATGCAGTTAAATTAAGTGTCTCAGAATACAACCACTGATTATATCTAGATGCAGTTTTAGGATCTGTATCAACTACATGAATCTCAAACTCCATCTTATTAGGATGCATATTAAATGCATCAAAGAACTCACTATCAGCACCAAAAAGTGATCCAGAACGGTTATCCATCCTGTCCTTCTTTACGTGCCTAAGATAGTCATCAATACGATTAAAGTTGGAATAGTAATTGATAAAACGATCAGCAGCATAAATTGCATCTGATTCACTTAGTAACATTAAAATCTATGAAGTGGTGGTTCGCCAGGTCCATATCCATATGGATCTGCATCCTCGGTATGCTTAATAACCATAGGATCTCTACCATAATCTCTACCTACTTCTATTTCAATAGTATCAAATATTCTGTTTAATGAACGAGCAAACATTCTATATCCTGAACCAACATAGAGTTGTCCTGCAAATACCGAAACAGTAGCAGCACCCCAGAAGAGATAATAAAAACGTGACTTTACTTGATTACGCACTTTCTGGCGTTTATATTGTGGACGTGTCCACTCTGGAATTGGAGAAGTCATTTCAATTTAGAATAAAGATCATTTAAATTCGCACTCACACATGATTTCAGTGAGTGCAGCCAAGAGGTTAATTTCTTGGTCAGCAACGAAAGCAATCTGATACTGGTACTTGGCAATGATAAGAACAGCAGCAGGGATACTAGGAGGAACCACTGCGTCAGTGAGAGACTCATAGACACGGCGTAAGATAACACTAGGATCGTTGTCAAGGTTACTAACAACCCATTTACGAACCTCAGTGAAGTTCTTCTCCTTAAGTTTCTTGATGAGGTCCGATGTCTTGACATCACTAAACTCCGCTAATATGGAGGAATCAATTGTACCACTACTACTATAGCGTTGGCACTCATTTAATACTCTCCGCCAATCTGGAAAGTGTTTGTTGATGAGTTCTGCCAAGACTTTCTTGTCAGCCTGAATCCGTTCGGAGTCCAAGATTCCATTGAGTCTCTGGAAGAAAGCAGCTGCGATGACTGGTTTGTGTTTTCCTGTGATAGAAAACTCAACGACGGCACAACGACTATGAAGGGGTTCGATGATTTTGTTCTTATAATTGCAGGTGAATATAAATCTGCAATTGTTATAGAACGCCTCAATGTTGGCCCTAAGTAAGAGTTGCACGTCATGGGTCGTGTTGTCTGCCTCATCTATAATGATGACCTTGTGTGTACCAGTTGCAGAAAGTGAAACAGTAGAAGCAAAGTTCTTTGCCTGATTCCTTACTGTATCTAAGAACCTACCTTCATCAGATCCATTAATGATAATGTAATCTGATCCCAACTGTTCACATAAGGCACGTGCAATAGTAGTCTTACCACAACCAGCAGGCCCAGCAAGGAGAAGATTAGGTATCTCTCCTTTATCTACAAACTCCTGAAAAGTATTTTTAATACTTTCTGGGAGAATACAATCTTGAACAGTCTTAGGTCGATACTTTTCTACCCATAGAAAATCACTCTTCATAAGTAGAATCTGGTTCTAGGGCAATGTAGTAAGTTAAATCATGTTCACGACATGTAAACTTAGATAAAAGTTTTTGCGAAACTACTACATCATAAGAACCAGGAATCAATTTAATATTCTCAACCTTGAAGTTGAAAACAAAGTTACCTTCAGTTTCTCCTACAACAACAGCATAGTCATTAGAAGTATCATTTTTCTTGTCACGAACGACAAGTTTAACAACACCATTCTCACCAATAGCAGATAAATCTGGTAACTGATAAACCGATGCTGCCTTAAGTAACTTATCTAATTGATCAGTACTTAATTCAAATGAAACATCTTCCGTAGGAAGTTCAATAGATTTCTCAGGAGGACAAACTATTACGTTTGGATCAGCAAAGAAATATTTTGAACGAGATCTTCCTTCTTTAATGATAACATAATTATCATTTTGAAAATCCAATTCAGGATTATTATGTAAGGACAATCCATTCAAGAACTGATTCAAATCATAGATACCAAAATCTTTTGGTAACTCTTCATTGATAGTAGCTTCAGCAAGAATATTCTTCATCACAGAAATAGTGCGAAGAGACTTACCCTGCTTAAACAAAATGGACTGATTAATGTTGCTGAAATTCTTCAGCAAAGTCAAAGTTGAATCAGAAAGTTTCATAACCACGGGTCGGAGTTTCATTAGTTTGGCCACTGAAGTAGTACAACAGTAAGCAATAGTGCATTGCTTTTAATATATCATTCTTTGCTTGTCCCTTCTTATCATACCGTGCCAAGTACTTAATAGCATTAGAACGGCAGAAAGATTCAGCATCACCCACAGACTGAATTAAATCCAATGTCTGTGTATTATTTTGATCTGAGGTATAATGACCATTATATGTTGAAGAAACATAATTTTTAAGATCTGCAATAGTCTTATCTTCTTCATACTTTTGAGACTTGTATTTAAAGTCAGGTTCAGGTTTCTTAGAATTCATAAAATCATTAAACTCTTTTTCAGTTTTAACTTCAGTTACCTCACTAGAGGTATAAAAATCACCTTGAATAACTTCCTTATCTAAAGAACCTGGTTTCCTCCTAGTTACAGTCTTACCACCATCAGGTGATTCATAAACATAAGGAGGATAATTCCTTGGATCATTATGATCATTTGGGTCAGGAGTGGGGGTATACTCATACCCCCCATTTTTCTTAACCCATTCAGCACCCTCTTCAGCAGATTTGAAATTGTTCATGATGGGAAAATTTTCATCAAGTGTTCCATTCAATACATCATAAGCGAGACTCCAGGAACATATCATAACACCTCCTCCTGTGTAATGTCAACATCATTATCAACCTTATCATAAAGATCCAAGAATGCTTGCTTAGTTTCATCATCAAAACGATTCAAGCAAAGTTGAATTGCTTTGACTTTATCACCAAAAATCTTGTAAGCCTGAATGATGTGAACCAATCTACGAGTACTGATCACTTCATCTATACCACCATCATAGAAGGTTTTACGGATGATGTCTGCCCAGTCAGCAAGACGAGCACAGAACTTATCATCCTTACATATCTTCTTAAGGATATTGGTTTCTGTTGCAGAAGATGGATACTCTTGCTCAAAGGTTAAAGCAAATCTCTCAAGGAATGCTTCATTAAGTACATTAGTACCAATGAACCTACCATCCTCAGATCCTTTACCTTTTGTATTTGCAGTAGCAATGACATTAAAACCAGCAGCAGGTTTTACCACCTTACCAATCTTCTTAAGATAAACTCCTTTACCCTCAAGAATAGACTGTAGACAGAGTATCTTATTAGATGCAAGGTCAATTTCGTCTAGAAGGAGGATAGCTCCCCTTTCCAATGCTTCGATAACTGGTCCATTATGCCATACAGTGTCACCATTAACAAGGCGAAAGCCACCAACCAAGTCGTCTTCATCTGTCTCAACCGTAATGTTTACACGTACTAATTCTCTATTTAACTGAGCACATGCTTGCTCCACACCAAATGTTTTACCATTACCAGAGAGTCCAGTGATGAATGATGGATAGAAGATACCAGACTTGATAATCTTCTTAAGCATAGGAAAGTTACCAAATGATACAAACCTATCATCTTTCTCTGGTACTAATTGAACTGCAGCAGGTGCTTCATATGCTTTTTCAATTTGCTTCACTACTTCTTTCTTAACCTTGAGTTCTAGGTTATACCTTCCTTTACCAACACGATACTTACCGATCCGTTTCATCACGGTTGATTCAGAAACTTTATTAGATCTGCAATATCCTTTAACGTCAGCATAAGTAAACTCTTTTCCAAAGAGATTTTTCAAATCGTTGACGATTTTGTCCTCAGTCATGTTAGGGTCAGCAACGAACATAATGTAATTTGTTTTGATACTCTTATTATAAGGATAAATGTCACTCAATAGTATCGGGAGTGGACACTTATTCAACTGTCACCCAATCTGGTTTTCTGGATGGGTCACGTAAATAATTAGATGCAACCCAAGGTTTGCTCCTAATGTAATTTTTGTAAGCAGTAAAAGTGTCAATGCTTGTGTCATGTTTATACTCATCTGGCATTGCACGTGTAAAGGGGGTAGGGCATTCTATAGTAGGAAATATTATATCTGCATACTCTAGAGTAAGTTGGCACGAATGTTCTTTACCATATCTGTGTGTATATTCTTCACACAGTGCAATACCATGTTTAATTAACCAACGAAAATTACTTTGAGCCCAGATAGTACAAGGATGATTACGGAATGCACCTTTAGCAGTAGCATACCAAGTACCAGTTTTTTTCTTGGGTAAATGTCCAAAACCATGTCCCCAACTAGCAGACGCTACAATAGAAAGCATTTGACATGTTTCTAAAGGCATCTTGACTATGTGTTTGTCAGGCAAACATTGTGCTGATACTACAGGATCGGGATCAGTAACAAAAATGTTCATATATCACATATAGGATGTTGAGTAGGTTCTTCTTCCTCTTCTATAATAAGTCCTTCTTTCTTGAGTTTGTCATAATTGTAACAACTCTCAAAGCTTAGTTTGACTTTGGGTTCCTTTTTCTCTTTCATGCCACTAACTCCACAAATTCAGAAAGAATTTTACGATTAAACTTCGATTTATTTAACGACTTTTTGAATGCACTTCTAATCTGTGCTTTAGTCGCATTGTCACTCACTTCAAAATCAACTTCCTTATTCATCTCATTAGTAGAAAGAGCAAAGAACTTAGTATAGTTACCAATAGAAAGAGAAACTGCTTTCTCCTTTCTCCACGTATTATAAGTCTTCTCATCATAAATTCCATTCCTCCTAATCAATCTTTGAACTGTTGAATTACCTGCTAAACGAATACAAATGAAATTAACATCAGGAAAACTATCTTGAAGATGTTGCACTAATGCAGCAGTACCATCAATCCACTCTGAAAGACGATAGGTAGTTCCCAATTTACGATCCCTAAGATAGGTACTTCTATTTCTTACAGGCCTACAAAAGAGTTTTCTCTCATAAGTATAAGGATTCTCACTCTCAGCACTATAAGAAAGTGGTTCTGATTCACCATCAGTCAAGATAATAGTTTGAACCTTTTGTAAGTCATACTTCTTCTTAAACTGAGGAATGATATTGTGTAGAATTATCAAAGAAGTATCTAATGGAGTACCACTCAAATGAAATCTTTGAGGAGCATCAATCCATTGTGTAATGTCACGTGCCATTGCACAAGTTAAACGCCAAAAGTTTCTGATTTGACGATCAAACTCTTTGATATTACCTTCACTAGATAAGAATTCTAAAAGACGGTAAGACTCAGAAATGAAAACTTCATTTTTCTTTTGTTCTTTGATAAGAGAGTTATTACTAGAATGATAGTAACCTCTTACCTCATCGTTAGCAAAGTAGCAGTTAGTAAATCCATATACCCTGAATGGGATGTTTACTTTCTTACAGAACCATACGAGATTAAGTAACTGCTTAACAGTTGCACCTAAACAGTCATGCATTGAACCACTCCAATCCAATAGGAAAAGTAGTCC